AACTTTCTTTTAAGGACAAATGTATGACGGATGAAAAACCTGTATCTCTCGCGAGTCTTATGACTCCTAGTAAAACTGTAACAATTGATTTTCCTGGCTGTGCTGGAATGACTGTAGATCTTTGCTATTTAGCAAGAGAAGAATTACTAAAGTTACGCAAAAAGTGTGTAACTACAAAGTTTAGTAAAAAAACTCGACAGCCAGAGGAAGAGCTTGATGAAGAAAGGTTTTTAACGGAATATTGTAAAGCAGTTATTAAAGGGTGGAAAGGACTGAAATTTCGATACCTAGAAGAGCTTCTTTTGGTAGATATTTCTGGACAGGACCCCGATGATGAGCTTGCCTACACTCAAGAAAATGCAGAGCTTCTAATGAAAAATGCGGGAGACTTCGATACTTGGGTGACTGATACAGTAGGTGATCTTGAAAATTTTACCAGCAGCAAGTAGCTGAAATACAAAGGCTACTTGAAAGGCTAGTAAAAGAATCTTCGTCACAAATAGATGTAGATAAGTATCTACTTATTTGTGAACAGTTAGGCCAAGAACCTGACCCAGAAAAAATGCCACTCGATTCTTCTGCTTTTCCGGAAGAGGTTCAAGTGGCATTTTTTGTGTTTGGACTCCTGCCAGATCGGTGGGATGGAATGTCAGGAACATATCTAGGAAAGGAATGGTCAAGTTTAGAGCATATATTTAAAATATACGATTTAGAAGATGTAAAAACCATACTTTTCTTTGCAAAACTTTATGAAGGTATAGTAGTAAACCATAAAGCAGAAGAAGCAGAAAATAAAAGAAAAGCAGAGCAGCGTAAAACTAAGGCTGCAGGGGGTGGAAAGACATATACCCATAATGTTCGTGGCTAATGGCAAAAAATGAAATCAATTTAACTATTAAGGTTACTGAAAAAGGTAATCTTAAAATTATTGGTCAAAAAGCTGAACAAGCTGCTGCGGGGCTGGACAAAGCCGGAAAGTCTGCTAGAACTGCTGATCGAAACCTCAAAGGAGCTGCTCAAGCTTCTGCAAACTCTACCAAAAACTTTTCTAAAATGGCACAGGGTATCTCCGGTGGCATTGTACCCGCGTATGCTACTCTTGCTGCTCAGGTTTTTGCCGTAAGTGCCGCATTTAACTTTCTAAAAGACGCTGGCAGTTTAAAACTTCTTCAAGAAGGACAAACTGCATACGCTGCAGCCACAGGTACTTCTCTTCGTTCTTTAACAAAGGATATTCAGGCCGCAACAGATGCTCAGTTAGGCTTCCGAGACGCTGCGCAGGCGGCAGCAATCGGATCCGCAGCAGGCCTTGATCCTACTCAGATTACTCAAGTAGCAAAAGCTGCAAAAGATGCATCGACTGTTCTTGGCAGAGATCTTACAGACTCATTTAATCGTCTTGTTCGTGGTATTACAAAAGCGGAACCCGAACTTCTTGACGAACTTGGTATTATTCTTCGACTTGAAGAAGCGACTCAAGAGTATAAAGACGCACTTGGAATTACCGGAGAGTTAAATTCTTTTCAGAGAAGCCAAGCCGTAGCAAATAAAGTTCTTGGAGAAGCAGAAGAAAAGTATGGAAAATTGCTTGAAGCTACAGGAGGAGGCGCAAATGAGTTTGCTAAACTTTCTACAGCATTTGAAGAAATTGTAAATAAATTACGAGACTTTGCAGTAAAGTTTTTAACTCCAATTGCAACAACTTTACAAAAATTTCCTGAATTGATATTTTTAGCATTTGCCCCTTTTGGCGCACAAATATTGACTGCGGCTCTTCCGAGTTTGAGTAAGCTTGGAGAGGGTCTATCTGACTTAGCAGATAGGGCAGAAAAAAGCTCAGCAAAAGCAAAAAAGTCATTACAAGAAAGCTTAGGAAAAGATGAAGTTGTAAAAAATTCAGCATTTTTACAAGCAACTCTAAAAAAAGAAGTAGCAGAAAATGCAAAAACTCGCTTAAAGGATGTTCAAGCACATCAGAGAAGTTTATTGCAAAAACTAAAAGACGGTAAGCAGTTAAGTGATGCTCAAATTGCTCAAGTTCGTTTAAATCTTCAAAATCAAGTCAGAGGGTACAAAATTGCAAATAAGCAAATTAGAGGAGAAGTATATAGAACTCTAAATGAAATGGAGCGGGCAAATAAACTTGCCACTAAAAAGATAGAGGGTGCCTTTGCTATAATGTCGGTAAAAGTAAGAGCTTCTATCTCCGCCATTGGAGTTACTTCAAAGAAAGTATTTGCCGGCATGGTTACATTTGCAAGCAGAGCTGCTGCAGGAATTTCTCTTGCTCTCGGCGCATTATCTTGGGTTAGCTTAATTATTAGTTTAGGAGCTCTTGCAGTTTCTTTTTTTCGATCAGGGGACGAAGCGGAAGAAGCTGCACCTAAGTATGATTATATGAAAAGTAAACTTGAAGATTTAAAATCCGAAACAGAAGAGTTTATAAAAGTGCAAAATATAATGAACTCTGAGTTTGAAAATGGAAACAAAGCAATAGAAGCGTTTGGAAAAAGACTTGCAAATGTATCTAATTTGAAATTAGCAAAGGATTTAGGGGCTGGAGACGGCGACGGTTTGGTTAATCAGTATATAAAAAAGATGGCAGAAAGTACTGAACGCGACCTCAAAAAATTAAAGAAGCTAGAAGATGAGCTAGAAAGATCTAGAAAAGTAACTAGCGGGTCCGGCACAGCCGCAGCATCACGAAAAGCCCGAAGAGAGGGAGTTGCAAGAGATCCTGATTCCGGAAGAGTTGTAAGAGAAGTAGCTGTAATTGAAAAAGAACTAAATCAAATACGAGAAAAATCTACACAAACATTAGGAGAGTATTTAGACGCAAATAAAGATAATTTAAATGTTGTAGAAACAAGTATCGGAGTATTGCTAGAAGATAGAAAAGCTTTGGTAGGAATAGATAATGCAAGATTCCAAGCAAATAAAACAGTAGCTGCTTACTTAGAAAGTCTCGATAAGCTAAATAAAAAGCAAGACGTAGATATTGATCAATTATTGGAGCAGAGAACCAAAGTAATGGCTTTATCTGCTGCAATAACTCATTTAACTCGATTACAGAATGAAAACTCTCAAGCAATAAATAGGGCGGAACAAAGAGTATTTCCGTTATCTGAGTATGATCAGCTTCTTATTAATATGAATGAGGAACTAAGATTAACAAAAGCGAATATAGCTACTCAAGGAGATTCAACTGCTACAGAAGCTGAAGAAAAGAGAATAGCTTTCTTACAGCAACGATTAGCGTTAGTACAAAGCTTGGCTAATACTGAACATGAAGTTGCTATGCAGTCTTTACTAATAACTGCAGGAGAGTTAAAGGCTTCTAGAGGTAAAACCTCTCTACTTAAGAGAGAACTTAAAATAGAAGCAGACTTACTAAAAAACGCAAACAAAAAGTATGCTCTTGAACAGAAAATTTTTCAAGCAAATATTGTGTCTAAGAATGCAGCAGCTGAAATTGCTAAGCTGGCGGCTAGTACTAACGAAAAAGACCGTGAAGAAGCGGAAATACTTAGAGAAAATAATGCAGCAAGACTTCGCACCTTAGAAATTTCAAAAGCTGAATTAATGGTTTTAAACGAGCAAACCGAAGCTCTAAAAAGACAAAAAGACGAGTTACTGCAAATTCAAGATGCGGCAACTCAGGCTTTAGAAACAGGTCTACAGCAAAATATTGCAGCTCTTATTAAAGGCGAAGAAAGTAGTTTAAAAGACGCAATTTTGAGCATTGCAAAAGGAATTTTAGATTCTATTGCAGATCAACTTGCAGCAATCATGACTTCTAAAATAATGAAGTCTGTTTTCGGAATAAAAAGTCCTGCAGAAGAAATGGCAGAGGCTATGACGAATGCTGCAAAAACTGGTGGAACAACAATTCAAAATAATATGGAGTCTGCAGGCAAAACTGTCGCTACTGATATTGAAAATGCAATGAAAAGAGGCGCTTCGGGTGCCTCGACGTCTGTGCCAGGACCAGGAGGTGCCCCTATACCCGGAACTGGGGATATGGGGTGTATGAAACTATGTCCAGAAAGCTCTCTTCCAGAAGGGCTAGGAGATATAGTTAAACCCCCTACAGATTCTGGACTGCCTGGCGGAGATACCACAGACCCTACTGGAGGAGCTGCTGGAGTAGAGCAAACAATTTTTGAGAAGATTGGAGGTTTCTTTTCAAACATTTTTGAGAAAGTAAAAAGTGGAAGTATTTTTGATTATTTCTTTAAGTCGGGGGCTGGCAAAACTACCGCTTCCGGAGAGGGAATGACCGCAGAGAGAGGTGTAAGTGGTGGAATCTTTGGAAACTTTGTAGATTCTTTGGATCGTTTATTTAACAAAGAAGCTCCCTTCTTAAAAGGGCTCGGCGATGTGTTTGGAGGAGCTTTAAGTGGCTTTGACCAAATGTTTGGAGATATTCTTAACGGCATAATGAGTCTTTTCGGAGGTGGTGGCGGAAGCGGTGGTGGCTTTATGGATGTTCTCACTACAGTTGCCGGATTCTTCTTTGCGAAAGGAGGTTATGCCCCAGGCGGCTTCCGAGCATTTGCAAAAGGAGGAGTTGTAAATAAGCCAACGCTTGGAATGGTTGGAGAAGGTCGACATAATGAAGCAATTGTACCTCTTCCCGATGGAAAAGCTATTCCTGTTTCAATGAATGGAGCTGGGCAGCAAAATAATATAACAATAAATGTTACAGTAGACTCAGAAGGAGGCACGCAAGAAGATGCGAGCGGAGACAGAGAAGGTATGAGTTTAGGAAAAGCTATTTCAAATGCAGTACAACAAGAATTGCTAAATCAAAAACGTTCCGGCGGAATTCTTAATCCGTATGGAGTAGCGTAATGGCAAGAATATTTAAAATAGATGTATTAAAAACTGAAGTATCTACTGAAATATCGGCAAGATTTCCAAGTGCAGGAACAGCAACAGCACTTTTAAACGAAGTTTTTCCAAATTCTGCTGCTTCAAAAGTCTTTGCGTTTGATAGAGGTTTTACAAAAAGAGTAAAACATAGACTCTTAGTTGCAAAATTCGGAGACGGGTATGAGCAAAGAGTAAGAGATGGAATAAATACTCAAGAAGCTACTTTTAACTTTGCATTCAAAAACCGTCCTTGGGAAGAAATTGAAGTTCTTAGTGCTTTCTTGGATGTAAAAGCCGGACTGAGTTTTGACGCAATAATTTCAGAGGAAACGGTAAAAGTAGTTTGCGAAAATTATGACATTAATTACGGACAAAACGATATTCATACTTTAACAGGAAATTTTAGAAAGGTTTACGAGCCCTAATGACAGATTTAATAGATACAGTACAGCTATCAGAAATTGATGATGAGCTTATAGAATTATTTGATATTACTTTGCCGGGGTACTCTTCCTCTTCAGGGGCAGGAAGATATTATCTTACCAATGGTGAAACAGACCAAGATAATGATGGTGATACAGATATTGTTTTCAATGGAAATACTTATTTAGCAATTCCAATTCAAATAACTGGAATTGAATTTACTTCTTCGGGAGCATACGCGAGACCTACTCTTACTATTGCAAATATACCAAATCTTACAAAAAGTCTAGATACGAGTAATGAAGCTGTTTTAGAAGATTTAAGATTAGCTGGTACTGCTGGTATAGAGGTATTTGAAAGAAATGATGAGCTAATTGGTACTAAAATTTTATATAGAAAAACTTTAAAAAGTAAACTGAGTACTGGCGAAGAGTTTCCTTCACAAACATACTATATAGACAGAGTTGCTTCTGAAAATAATATTTTTGTAGCTTTTGAGTTAGCTTCTCCTATGGATATTGAAGGCGCACAAATTCCTGCAAGAGTTGTAATTGGTAGGTATTGTTCTTGGCAATATCAAGGAAGAGCAGACGGTCTTGGGGGAGGATGTACTTATGCAAATGATTCTACACAAGCTAGATTGTATGATATAGAGAATACAGATCTTGGAACTCCTGCGTCTATTCTTGATTGGACTAGCCAAGGGTACTCACAAGGTGATATTCGTAAAACAACAACTAACGGCAAACTAGAAATATGGAAAGCCCTCTTTACGCATACTTCTGC